GGGTTTCCCGTTCCTATACCGAAAAGAAATAGTCAAAGTGAAACTTGGAAAAAGAAACGTAGAAACTATGGTGTACATCATGAACGATGGCAGACCACTTGGCACTCCGAGTTGCTATTACTACAGCGTTATCTTAGAGGGTTATAAGAGTGCGGAATTCGATATCAGCATTCTAAAACAGGCTGTAGAGGATTCAAAGGAGGTTGAAAATGGATAAGAAAGTAAAGGAACAGATACTTGCCATCCGTGATACAGGTGAAACTAATATGTTTGATGTGAGGAAGGTGCAGGAAATTGCTCTACGAGAAGGGTTTAGTGAGCTGCTTGTTTACCTTTCGGATAACACTGGTGCCTATTCCCGATTCATTTTGACTGGCGAAGAGAATTAAATAGCTTAAACCAATTAGGAACAGTGCCAAAAATGGCTCTGTTTCTCGTACAGATAGATTTGAAGGCTTGCGTGATGCAGGTCTATTTTTGCAAAAGGAGGCGGCGGATATACGAAAACTCAAGAAATACACACCAACACTGTTTAAGGCGGCTGATTCTGTCTACGATAAGTCCACCGCTGATTATGCCGTAGCCTTTATCGAGGCTCTCTCCCATACTAAAGGCACATGGGCGGGTAAGCCTTTTGAACTAATAGACTGGCAAGAACGGATTATCCGTGATGTATTCGGAATTCTAAAGCCGAACGGTTATCGGCAGTTCAATACTGCTTATGTAGAAATACCAAAGAAGATGGGAAAAAGTGAGCTTGCGGCGGCTGTTGCCCTGTTGCTCACCTGCGGAGATAATGAGGAACGTGCCGAGGTTTACGGCTGTGCTGCTGACCGCAACCAGGCATCTATCGTTTTTAATGTTGCGGCGGATATGGTGCGGATGTGTCCGGCTTTAGCAAAACGAGTGAAGATTCTTGACTCTACAAAGCGACTCATCTATCAACCGACGGGCAGTATTTATCAAGTGCTGTCAGCCGATGTCAGCAACAAGCATGGTTTCAATACCCACGGTGTGGTGTTTGACGAACTTCACACCCAACCGAACAGAAAGCTCTTCGATGTTATGACCAAAGGCAGTGGTGATGCAAGGATGCAGCCACTGTATTTCCTTATAACCACTGCTGGAGACAATCAGAATAGTATCTGCTGGGAAGTACATCAGAAGGCTTTGGATATCATAGATGGAAGAAAAAAAGATCCTACTTTCTACCCTGTAATATATGGTGCTGCTTTTGAGGATGACTGGACTGATCCAAAGGTGTGGAAGAAAGCAAACCCATCGCTGGGAATCACGGTCAGCATGGATAAAGTTAAAGCTGCCTTTGAATCAGCAAGACAGAACCCTGCTGAAGAGAACAGTTTTAGGCAACTTAGGCTCAATCAATGGGTCAAACAGGCAGTGCGTTGGATGCCTATGGAAAAATGGGATGCCTGTGCATTTGCCGTTAACCCGGAATCACTACATGGGCGAGTTTGCTACGGAGGTCTTGACCTATCGAGCAGTACGGATATTACAGCTTTCGTGCTGGTCTTTCCGCCATTGGATGAGGATGATAAATACACTGTTATGCCGTTCTTCTGGATACCGGAGGATAACATCGATTTACGTGTTCGGCGTGACCATGTAAATTACGATGTATGGAAAAAGCAAGGGTTTCTTAAAACTACTGAAGGCAATGTGGTGCATTACGGTTTCATTGAAACTTTTATTGAGGAGCTTGGTACAAAATATAACATTAGAGAAATTGCCTTCGACCGATGGGGTGCTGTGCAAATGACGCAGAATCTTGAAAACCTTGGTTTCACTGTAGTTCCGTTCGGTCAAGGTTTTAAAGATATGTCTCCGCCGACCAAAGAACTGATGAAACTAACCTTGGAACAAAAGATTGCCCACGGTGGGCATCCAATTCTTCGTTGGATGATGGATAACATCTATATACGAACTGATCCTGCCGGAAATATCAAGGCAGACAAGGAAAAGTCAACTGAGAAAATTGACGGTGCCGTAGCAACTATTATGGCACTTGACCGTGCAATTCGTTGTGGCGGAGGTACGAGTTCTTCTGTTTATGATGAAAGGGGTTTATTAATATTTTGATTTGCAGCCATCTTTTGATTCTTTAAAATCATACGCCGGCTGCACTTTTCCATGCTATAATTAAGGAAAGGTGGAGGTGTAAAAGATGGAAAAAGAACATAGGAGCATTGAAAAAATTAATGATGATATAAAATCTGCGGGTCAGTCCTTTTTAGGATTAAACATGGCTGATTTGTTAACAAGGATTAAAGAACTTGATGATAAGATACTAAAAAGCAAGTTAATAGATGAATACCATTCAAACCAACACGGGTATTACGATAAAGACACAGGTGGCACAAGAACAAGGGTGAATTCAGCTATCCGAATTATAAAATCAGAAAAAGTATTATACGCTTTGGAGCAAATAGATGGGTCGGATCCAAGAGTTCTACCGGAAGCAGTTGCTAAAGCAAAAGAAACAATAGCAAAAATTAAGACGGGAGAACTAAAGCTGCCTAATCTTAATTAATAAGACACATAAAAGCATCTATTGCTGAATAGGTGCTTTTTTCATGCCCATTTTTAAGGAGAGTGATGTCAATGGGAATATTACAAGGAATATTTAAGGCTCGTGATAAGCCTAAGGATAGTCTGAGCGGTAGTCGGTACAGTTTCTTTTTCGGAGGAACTACTGCTGGAAAACCTGTCAATGAACATACGGCAATGCAGATGACGGCGGTCTACTCATGCGTGAGAATACTGGCTGAAACATTAGCCGGACTACCGCTTCATGTTTATAAATACAACGATAGTGGTGGAAAAGAGAAACATCTACAACACCCTTTATATAGATTGCTCCACGATGAGCCAAATCCAGAGATGACTTCTTTCACGTTCCGAGAAACGTTGATGAGTCATCTTTTATTATGGGGCAATGCTTACGCACAGATTATAAGGAACGCGCGTGGTGAGGTTATAGCTCTCTATCCGCTTATGCCAAACAAAATGACAGTCGACCGTGATAAAAATGGACGGCTTTTTTATTTATATCAGCGGAGCATAGAGGACGCACCCACCCTTGGAAAAGACAGCTTAGTCTATCTCGACCCATCCGATGTGCTTCATATCCCCGGTTTAGGGTTTGATGGATTAGTGGGCTATTCGCCGATTGCAATGGCTAAAAACGCCATAGGTTTGGCGATGGCTACCGAAGAATATGGTGCGAAGTTCTTCGCTAATGGTGCAGCACCTGGTGGTGTTCTGGAACACCCCGGTACAATCAAAGACCCGCAAAAAGTAAAAGACAGCTGGAATGCTGCCTATCAAGGTTCAACTAATTCTCACAGGGTGGCTGTGCTGGAAGAAGGCATGAAGTATCAGCAAATAGGTATCCCTCCTGAGCAAGCACAGTTTCTTGAAACACGGAAATTTCAAATCAATGAAATTGCCCGTATTTTTAGAATACCACCACATATGCTGGCCGACCTTGAGAAAAGTAGCTTTTCAAATATTGAGCAGCAGTCCTTAGAGTTTGTGAAATATACACTTGACCCTTGGGTAGTGCGCTGGGAACAAAATATGTACCGTTCTCTACTCATGCCAAGTGAAAAGACTACTGTATTCATCAAATTTAATGTGGACGGATTGCTTAGAGGTGATTATGTGAGCCGTATGAGTGGCTACGCAACCGCCAGACAAAATGGTTGGATGAGTGCGAATGACATCAGGGAGCTTGAGAACCTTGACCGAATACCGGAGGAACTTGGAGGTGATCTCTACCTCATTAATGGAGCTATGACCAAGTTACAAGACGCTGGTGTATTCGCAAATACAACAAGATTGGAGGAAACCCAATGAAGAAATTTTGGAACTGGGTCAAGGATGAAAAATCCGACACCCGAACGCTCTACCTCGACGGCGTGATTGCCGAGGAATCATGGTTTGATGATGATGTCACCCCTAAGGCTTTCAAAGCAGATTTGTTTGCCAGTGAGGGTGACATTGTTATTTGGCTGAATTCACCAGGTGGTGATTGCATTGCAGCCAGCCAAATTTACACCATGCTTATGGACTACAAAGGCAGAGTGACCATCAAGATTGACGGCATTGCCGCATCTGCCGCCTCCGTAATTGCTATGGCAGGAACTACTGTATTTATGGCACCTACTGCATTGATGATGGTCCATAACCCATTAACTGTAGCCATCGGTGACAGCGAGGAAATGCAGAAAGCTATAGCTATGCTTTCAGAGGTAAAGGAAAGCATCATCAATGCCTATGAAATCAAGACTGGTTTATCAAGGACCAAGCTTTCTCACCTCATGGATGCAGAGACCTGGCTGAACGCTAATAAGGCAATTGAACTCGGCTTTGCAGATGAAATTTTGGAGGATGAGAAAAAGCATATTCAACAAGATGACTTCACCTATGCATTTAGCCGTAGAGCAGTCACAAATTCGTTACTTGATAAAGTATGTCCCAAGAAAACACCTGCCCCAAAAGGTACACCCGCTGATTCACTGGAAAAGCGGCTCAACAACATCATTCATTAATAGGAGGAAAAGATTATGAACAAGATTTTAGAACTGCGCGAGAAACGCGCCAAAGCATGGGACGCTACCAAAGCGTTCTTAGATACCAAGCGTGGCACAGATGGTTTAATTTCTGCTGAGGACGAGGCAACTTACAACAAAATGGAAGCAGATGTAATTGCTCTTGGTAAGGAAATCGACCGTTTGGAAAAACAGGCTATATTGGATGCGGAACTTAACGCTCCTATGGCTAACCCTTTGACAGGAAAGCCTACTACTCCAAAACTGGAAGGCAAAACTGGAAGAGCAACTGATGAATACAGAAAAGCATTCTGGAATGCTATGCGTACACGTGCTGGTGAAGGCCTCGATCCCGTAATAAAGAATGCTCTTCAGGTCGGAACTGATTCAGAAGGTGGATACTTAGTCCCTGACGAGTTTGAGAGAACTCTTGTACAGGCTTTAGAGGAAGAGAACATCTTCCGTAGATTAGCTAATGTTATTACCACCGCTTCCGGCGATAGAAAAATACCGGTGGTAGCCTCTAAGGGCACAGCCTCATGGATCGATGAGGAAGGTGTTATCCCAGAAAGTGATGACAGCTTTGGTCAAGTGTCTATTGGAGCCTATAAGCTTGGTACGATGATTAAGGTTTCTGAGGAACTTCTAAACGATAGCGTATTTCAACTTGAACCTTATATTTCAAGGGAATTTGCAAGACGTATCGGTAACAAGGAAGAGGAAGCCTTCTTCATTGGCGATGGCTCTGGCAAACCGACTGGTATCCTGGCAGCTACAGGAGGAGCGCAACTCGGTGTAACTACTGCAGGTGCAACAGCTATTACTCTCGATGAAGTGCTTGACCTGTTCTATTCATTAAAAGCACCTTATCGCAATAAGTCTGTATTCATTATGAACGACTCAACAGTAAAGGCAATTAGAAAGCTCAAAGACGGTCAAGGTCAGTACCTATGGCAGCCATCTATACAGGCTGGAACTCCGGATACTATTCTTAACCGTCCATTGTACACATCATCATACGTGCCTGCTATTGAAGCTGGAGCTAAGACAATAGCATTCGGTGATTTTAGTTATTACTGGGTAGCTGACCGTCAAGGTCGTGTATTTAAGAGACTTAATGAACTCTATGCCGTTACTGGCCAGGTAGGCTTTGTTGCTACTCAGCGTGTAGACGGAAAACTGATTCTGCCTGAAGCCATTAAGGTACTTCAGCAGAAAGCTTAACGGAGGTGCATTATGAGCTATAACACAAAGAATTACACCGAACAGGGCGGCGATAAAACCGTCATCGGCGGTATTTTAGAGATTAAACAGGAGGCCTCGGTAACGGGGCTTCCCATTGCAGATAATCAAGCAGATAGCACTGCTACCGATGTAGCGGGTCTTGTCACAGATTTCAATGCCCTACTTGCCAAGCTAAAAACGGCTGGTTTAATGGTGGCCGACGAATAATCACTGGAAGGAGACAGTCAGTATGACAACAGATAATCTTCTACCTAAAGTAAAAGCAAACTTAATTATGTCGCATGATGCGGATGACGGCCTTCTGTTACATTACATCAAAGCGGCTGTCTCCTATGCGGAGAGTTACCAACACGTCATTGAGGGCTATTACACGGAAAACCCAATGCCACCCACTACGGAACAGGCAGTAATCATGCTAACGAGTCATTTCTTTGAGTCTAGAGATGGCTCGACGGCTGGTTTCTTTGCGGATAGTGTTCAGGCTGGTCAGCAGGTATGGAACACGGTAAACTTACTTTTACGGCTTGACCGGGATTGGAAGGTGTGACATGAGTTTTGGAAAAATGAACACTTTCATCGATATCATCAGCACAGTACCTGTCAAGGATGAGGAGGGTTTTGTTAAAAAAGGTGACAACATCCTCGCCAGTGTAAGAGCCTACAAGGAAGATAGGCATGGCAGTGAGCGATGGACGAATATGGCCTCATTTTCCAATGCATCGTCACTATTTCGGTTTAGGAAAATCTCTGGAATTAAGGTTACAACCAAAATGGTTATAGCATGCGAAGATGGAAGATACCAGATTTTAAGTATTGAAGATGTAAGAGGCCGTGGAATGTATATTGAGGTTTTGGCAGAAAAGCTTGAATCAACTGTGAGGTGATGGATGTGGCAAAAGTTAATATAAAGATGCCGGAAGAATTTCTTTTAAAGGTATCCCGGTTAGCTGACCAGACGGATGTAATTCTTCCTAAGGTATTGGAAGCCGGTGGTGAGGTTGTGTTGGATAAAGTCAAAGGAAACCTGAACGATGTGGTCGGAAAGGATACGAAATATCCATCCAGAAGTACTGGTGAGCTTATATCTTCATTAGGACTCTCAGACGCAAAGCAGGATAGAGACGGTAACTTCAATGTGAAAGTCGGCTTTGCGGAGCCACGGTCTGATGGGGAGAGCAATGCTAAAATTGCCGGCATCATTGAATATGGAAAGCATGGCCAGCCTGCAAAACCTTTCTTGAAACCGGCGAGAACTGCATCCAGGAAATCTTGTACCAATGCAATGATAGCCAAGCTGGAGGAGGAGATCAGTAAGATATGAATATTTTAGAAGAACTGAATACTCTCATAACCGCTATATCGCTCCCCGTGGAAACCGGAGTTTTTTCCGATTTGGCACCGGATGAGTATGCCGTGATAATCCCACTTTCAGATATCTTTGAAGTCCATGCAGATAATCGCCCTGGGTTTGATGTACAAGAAGCACGGATATCGCTGTTCTCAAAGAATAATTACTTAGATCGGAAAAGGCAGCTCACACAGACTTTATTGAATGCCGATTTTACAGTGACTGAGCGTCGGTATATCGGTCACGAGGACGATACCGGATATCATCATTACGCCATTGATGTGGCGAAAAACTATAGATTGGAGGAATAACACATGGCAACTATTGGTTTAGATAGACTGTACTATTCAAAAATAACCGAGGACTCCAACGGAGAGGAAACCTACGCTGTACCTTCGGTTCTTGCTAAGGCCATCACCGCCGAGCTTTCGGTAGAACTGGTTGAAGCAATTTTATATGCGGATGACGGTGCTGCAGAAGTTGTAAAAGATTTTAACAGCGGCACACTAACCCTTGGTGTGGATGACATTGGCCCGACAGTCGCTGCGGATTTAACAGGTGCATCCACTGATGACAACGGTGTGCTGATCTCCGCAAGTGAGAATGTGGGGACCCCTGTTGCGGTGGGCTTTCGTGCACAGAAGGCAAATGGAACATACCGATATTTTTGGCTGTACCGAGTAAAGTTCGGACTACCCGCAACGAACCTACAGACAAAAGCTGACTCTATTACCTTTTCTACACCTACTATTGAAGGAACCGTTATGCGTAGAAATAAACTGGATGGCATGGGTAAGCACCCTTGGAAAGCAGAGGTTACAGAAGGCGATCCTGGTGTTTCATCGACCACTATCACCGGCTGGTTTACTGAAGTTTATGAACCGGTCTACACACCAGAACCATAGGAGGAAAAATGATGGATAATGAGAGAAGCTCCGCTATTAACATTGGCGGCAAAGAGTATGAACTTGTTCTAACCACACGTGCGACAAAAGCGATTGCCGGTCGATATGGTGGTCTTGAAAACCTTGGAGAAAAACTGATGAAATCAGAAAACTTCGAGATGGCACTGGACGAGATTGTTTGGCTAATCACGCTACTTGCAAATCAATCCATTTTGATTCGCAACCTTAAGAATAAGAACGCACCGGAAGAATTGCTCACCGAGGAAGATGTGGAGCTTCTTACCTCACCGCTTGACTTGGCTGCATATAAAAATGCAATTACCGAAGCGATGTTTAAAGGTACAAAGCGCGAGGTTGAAAGCGAGGAAGAAACTCCAAAAAACGTGGAAGTCGGGTAACGGATGCAGAAGTCTTTACCCGGCTTTTTTACTATGGAACAGTTCAGATGGGCATGGACGCAGAGGAATTCTGGCTCATGCCCATCGGACTGTTTTTTGATTTATGGGCTTGCCATAAACAATGGCATGGAATTGAAAAGCCGAAGAAAACTCGGACTATTGACGATATTATCCCGCCGGGTATTTAGGAGGAGGTGAAGGCATGGCAGACAATTTTGGTTTGAAAATAGGTGTTGAGGGCGAGCGTGAATTTAAGAAAGCTCTTTCCGAAATAAATCAGTCCTTTAAGGTATTGGGCAGTGAAATGACCCTTGTAACCAGTCAGTTTGATAAAAATGACAAATCCATACAATCGGTCACTGCTCGGAATGCGGTTCTGAATAAAGAAATTGACGCACAGAAAGAGAAGATTTCCACACTCAAGGCTGCTCTTGACAATGCCGCCTCCTCTTTTGGTGAAAATGACCGCCGCACTCAAAACTGGCAGATTCAGCTGAACAAGGCACAAGCGGAACTCAATGGCATGGAACGTGAACTTGAGCAGTCAGCAGTGGAGGCAGATAATCTCGGCGATGAATTGGACGATTCCGGTAAAAGTGCAGAAGATGCTGGTGGCAGGTTTGAAAAACTCGGTGGTGTACTCAAAGGCATTGGTGTGGCGATGGGCGCTGTTGCCGTTGCTGCTGGAGCCGCTGCTATAAAGTTAGGCAAAGAGGTTGTTCAACAGTTCGGAGAGTTGGAACAGAACCTTGGTGGCTCAGAGGCGGTTTTCGGTGCATACGCTGACTCAATTCAGAAAACTGGTGAAGAAGCTTATAAAAACCTCGGTGTCTCCCAAAGCGAGTATCTTGCTACTGCCAACAAAATGGGTGCGTTGTTTCAAGGTTCTGGTATACAGCAACAGAAGAGTCTTGAACTAACTGAAAAGGCCATGCAACGTGCAGCAGACATGGCATCCGTCATGGGTATTGATATGTCTATGGCGATGGAGGCTGTTACAGGTGCTGCAAAGGGTAACTTCACCATGATGGATAACCTCGGTGTTGCCATGAATGCTACTAATATCCAAGCTTATGCCCTCGCAAAGGGTCTGGATTTTACTTGGAATACGGCAACACAAGCAGAAAAAGCAGAAGTCGCAATGCAGATGTTTTTTGAGAATACGGAGCAGTATGCTGGCAACTTTGCGAAAGAATCAACTCAAACCATTTCTGGTTCCATTGGTTTGTTGCAAGCTGCGGTTGGCTCTTTTACAGCAGGACTTGGCAATGCCAATGCGGATATGACAAATCTGACAGAGAATCTTGTGGATGCTTTCCAAGCGGTTGTCACTAATATCGTACCGGTTTTAGAGAATATAGTAGCAGCATTACCGACAGCGACGGGCGCAATTTTATCAGCAGTTGCTGATTTGCTTCCTATGCTTCTTGAATTAGTCACACATATATTCACTCAGGTATTAGAAACGATTTTGAATCTCTTACCCGAACTTATCCCGGCGGCGGTTAGTGCTTTAATGACGATTGTAGGTGCTTTGATTGATAATCTTCCTTTGCTCATAAATGCAGCAATAGAACTGGTAACTACACTTGTGGAGGGTATTGGCATTGCTTTACCACAGCTCATACCCGCAGCAGTTTCGGCGGTTACAAAGATTGTTCAAGGTTTGATTGAAAACCTACCAATGCTGCTGGATGCGGCTTTGCAGTTGATTATAGGGTTAGCACAGGGATTGGTGGACGCGATACCTCAGCTTGTTTCTGCCTTGCCTGCCATCATCGAAGCACTGGTGGATTTTCTGATTGAATCCATTCCAGAGATTATCGATGCGGGTATTGAGTTGCTGACCTCACTGGTGACAGCATTGCCTACAATCATTACGGCAGTTGTGGAAGCAATTCCGCAGATTATCGACAGCATTATCAGTGCAGTCATTGGGTCGATTCCCTTGATTATTGATGCAGGCATCCGGCTTTTGATATCACTAATTCAGGCACTTCCTCAGATTATTACTACTGTTGTAGCCGCAATTCCAAAGATCATAACTTCACTGGTAAATGCGATTGTAGGTAATATTGATAAGATCATTCTGGCGGGTGTTCAGCTGTTTGTGGCATTGATTGCAAACCTACCAAGAATAATTGTGGAGGTTGTTAAGGCAGTTCCACAGATCATCTCAGGGCTGGTTAGAGCCTTTACCGGTTATATAAGCTCAATGGCCCAAGTGGGTGGCAATTTGATTAAAGGGTTGTGGAATGGTATTTCAGATGCAGGTGCTTGGCTATGGAATAAGATTTCAGGATTTTTCGGTAATGTAGTATCAAAGATTAAGAGCTTCTTCGGTATCAATTCTCCCTCAACTCTGTTTGCCGGAATTGGCCGCAACATGGGTGAAGGTATTGGCGTAGGTTTTGAGGATGCAATGACGGCAGTTACAAGGGATATGCAAAATGCAGTACCCACAAACTTCGATTTGAATTACAGAGGTTCATCAGGACAAGGCGGTGCTACAGGCACAAGCATCACGCAAAATCTCTCAGTGGTGACACCAAAGGCTCTGTCTGAAAAAGAACTGGCAAGGGAGTTTAAAAACCTCTCCCGCAAGCTGGCACTTGAATATTAAAGAGGGTCTGACTATGGAACTTACTTATATTAATGCAAATGGCAGGAGCATCACACTCAAACAAAGCCGCCCGTATTTTCTTACAAAGATTGATGGCACAGGCAACGTAAGTCAGACCGTTACCACCTTCAAAGGGCCAGACCAGGATGGTGCTTTTTATATTTCTTCTACTTTAGATATGAG